GGTAAAGGCGTACAAAGCGGTTTACTAAAGCCAAACACTACAGAAGAAAATTTCGGCAACATTAACGTTCCAGGCGGCAATGCTGGTAAGACAGCATTCAAGAAGAAAGAGCCAGGACACGGTGCTGAAAGAAAAGGCAGTGGAGATATGGGCGACAAGAGTGCACAGAGTCCACTAAATGGCGCTCCTAAAAGAGCAAAGTAAGCAGGTATATAGATGAGCAATTATCTTCGTGAAAACCTGAGTTTTGATCAAGCAAGAATGGTCGTTGAGTCCGACGGCCAAGACGGCAAAAACCTTTACATGAAAGGTATTTGCATTCAAGGTGGCGTTAGGAATCAAAATCAGCGTGTTTATCCTGTTAATGAAATCGGCAGGGCTGTCAAGACCCTGAACGACCAAGTGACTGGTGGATACTCAGTTTTAGGCGAAGTTGATCATCCAGATGACCTAAGAATCAACCTTGATCGTGTGAGCCATATGATCACAGAAATGTGGATGGATGGCCCTAACGGTTATGGAAAATTAAAAATCCTTCCTACTCCAATGGGACAACTTGTTAAAGCAATGTTAGAAAGCGGAGTAAAGTTAGGAGTTAGTTCACGCGGATCCGGAAACGTCAAAGAAGACGGTTCCGGTGAAGTAAGTGATTTTGAGATTATTACAGTTGATGTAGTAGCTCAACCAAGTGCTCCAGGGGCATATCCTACACCGATCTATGAACACCTTATGAATAATAAGGGAGGTTATAGTAGCCTTCGTATAGCGAAGGAAGTGCAGGGAGATCCTAAGGCGCAAAAATACCTAAAAGAAAGCCTATTGAAAATAATAGGCGGACTCCAATAAAGAGGAGAAACACATGTTGGAAGCATTAAAATCTCTGTTTGAAAACAATGTAGTTTCTGAAGATGTTAGAGCAGAAATTGAGAACGCTTGGGAAAAACGAATCGTAGAGAATCGTGAACAAGTAACTCAACAACTAAGAGAAGAATTCGCACAACGCTACGAACATGACAAGTCGCTCATGGTCGAAGCTGTTGATCGTATGTTGGGTGACCAACTACGCGAAGAAATCGCTCAATTCGTAGAAGATCGTAAACAACTAGCCGAAGCTAAAGCTAAGGTTATGGTTAAAGCTAAAAAAGATGCACAGACAATGAAGGAATTCATTGTACGTCAACTAGCTACTGAAGTTAAAGATCTACACGAAGACCAAAAACAAATGGCAGAAAAGTTCATCACACTTGAACAATTTGTCGTTGAAGCACTAGCACAAGAAATTGCAGAGTTCCACACAGATAAACAAGAAATTGCAGAAACAAAAGTACGTTTAGTTCGTGAAGGACGTGAAGCCTTTGGTAAAGTCAAAGAACAATTCATTAAACGTGCAGCAGGTTTAGTAGAATCAGCAGTAGAACAAACTCTTACCAAAGAGATTGGTCAACTAAAAGAAGATATTGAAGCAGCTCGTCGCAACGACTTCGGTCGCAAGTTATTCGAAGCTTTTGCTAACGAATACCAAACTAGCTATCTAAGTGAAAGATCAGAAACAAGTAAATTGCTCAAAGTCATAGACTTGAAAGAGTTAGAAGTAGCCCAAGCTAAACATGCTGTAGTAGAGGCAAAACAACTCGCAGAAAGCAAAGAACAACAAATTAAGGCACTCGTGGAGAGTAGAGAACGTCAAGAAGTTATGAGTGAGTTATTAGCTCCTCTAGCACGTGATCAGAAAGTGATCATGACAGAACTTCTAGAAAGCGTTCAAACTCCAAAGCTACGCAATAGTTTTGAAAAATACTTGCCAGCTGTAGTAGCAGGCAAATCCACACAAACTCGTAAGGCACTAGTAGAGGCAAAAGAAGTAACAGGAAATAAAATTCCTAACAGCATAAGTAGTAGCGAAAACGATTCTAACATCATCGATATTAGACGTCTAGCTGGATTATAATTCAAGGAGAAATAAATGTCAGAACTACTCACTGGCCGTTGGAACGAGACCAAGGAAGCCCTATTAGAAGGCCTACAAGGCACCCGTAAATCCACAATGGCTGTAACATTAGAAAATACACGCAAGTATCTTGCAGAAAGTGCTACAGCCGGCGCTACTTCTGCTGGTAACGTTGCAACTTTAAACCGCGTTATTCTACCGGTAATTCGTCGTGTAATGCCGACAGTTATCGCTAACGAACTAGTTGGTGTTCAACCGCTAACTGGTCCAGTAGGCCAAATTCACACTCTACGTGTCCGCTATAGCGATACAAGCTCTGGCGCTGGCGTTGTAGCTGGTGAAGAAGCATTCAGCCCATTCAAGATCGCTGAAGCTTATTCTGGTAACCAAAACAGTGGCAATCCTAAAGCAGCTAACACAGCCGCTCTAGAAGGCACTGCTGGTAACAGAATGAGCATTCAAATCTTGAAGCAAACTGTTGAAGCCAAGACCCGCAAGCTATCCGCTCGTTGGACATTCGAAGCTGCACAGGATGCACAAGCTCAGCAAGGTATTGATATCGAAGCTGAAATCATGGCTGCTCTAGCACAAGAAATTACTGCTGAAATCGACCAAGAGGTTCTAGGATCTCTAAGCGTATTAGCAGGCGCAGCAACACAGACTTATGACCAGTCTGCTGTTTCAGGTACTGCTACATTTGTTGGTGACGAACACGCTGCTTTAGCTGTTCAGATCAATCGTGTTGCTAACTTGATCGCTCAACGTACACGTCGTGGCGCAGGTAACTGGGCAGTTGTTTCCCCAACAGCTCTAACTATCCTACAAAGTGCTACAACAAGTGCGTTTGCTCGTACAACAGAAGGCACATTCGAAGCTCCAACAAACACTAAGTTCGTTGGTACATTGAACAATGCAATGAAGATCTATGTAAACACATATGCAACATCTGATGATGTTCTTATTGGTTACAAAGGCGGCAGCGAGTCTGACGCAGCAGCATTCTACTGCCCATACGTTCCATTGATGAGCAGCGGTGTTGTATTAGATCCATCTACATTTGAACCAGTCGTATCATTCATGACACGTTATGGTTATGTAGAATTGACAAACACAGCGTCCTCTCTAGGTAACGCTGCTGACTACTTAGGCAAAGTTGCTATTGCAACTGCTAAAGTTAAGTTTAGCTAATCAACATACCGAAAGGTTGTTAATTACTCAAAGGGCTCTTCGGAGCCCTTTTTCTTTATCTGATAAATACATTGTCTAAAATGAAATCGCGCAAAGCGATGTTATGCAGTAACCCACTGCGTAGACCTAGAACGTCACTTAAAGGAGAAACAAATGGGACGTCCATTACATAAAAAATATTTTGGTAACCGTAACACAGGTTCCACAAGCACAGAAGCTGATAATGGTATCGGCGGACAAGGCGTAGCAAGCGTAACAATTGGTGGAGTATGGGCAGGATTCACAGCTCTTACGACTACAGTTACATTTACTGCACCAGACTTGCCAGGCGGCGTATTAGCAACAGGTACAGCAGTTATTGACGGCGGTGGCGCAGTTACTGGTGTTCTTATGACAGAAAACGGTTCTGGTTATACATCAGCACCTACAGTGACTATTGCTGACAGCGACGGCGGCGCAGAAACAACAGGCACAGCAACAGCAGTATTAACTGTTGATACTGGTGGTGTACCAGGCAGCACAACTAATCAAGAAAATGCTATCACAATGACTGGTCGTATTGTTGCAGGTGCAACTGTAGCACTTGATGTTATTAAACAAACTGGCTCACGTCGTTATCTAGCAACTGATGGTACAAACATTGGAGTTGTTGAATTAGTAGGCGATGCAGTTGACGCAGCCGGCGAAGCAAACATTATTGCTACTGACAGTGCAAGCGGAACATATTATGTTACTAAAATAACTGCACATAGAGCATTAGTTGTTCCGGGTACTGGTACACAATTTCCGTTAGTTGGCGGAAATCCTCAATCTATACCATGGGTACTAGATACTGCTGTTCTAAATACATCTGTTAAGATTTCTAATGCTTAATAGTTAAGGAAATAGATAATGTCAAAAATAGTTAGAGTTCAGAACGGAGATTATAAGATTGTAGTAGGAGCACAAAATGCTCCGGGTACTATCTATCTTGATACTAATCCTAATTCTGATAGAAATTTTTCTCAAGGAGAAGTAATTGTTACTGGAGATTTAACAGTCTTAGGTAAAAGCACAATTATTCAATCTGAAACTTTAGCTATTACAGATAATATTATCTATCTTAATCAAGGAGAAACCGGAGACGGTGTAAGTACGCTTGGCACTACATCCGGTTTCCAAGTTGATAGAGGAAATTTAATTGACGTTTCTGTACTATGGGAAGAATCATCTGATTCTTTTAAATTTGTAGATGCTAACGATCAGTTTGTTCCAATATCAACAAATAAAATTGTAACTCGCGGCGGAGATTTAAATTTAATTGCTAGCGGAAACGGAATTATTACAGTTACCGGAACAGTTGATTACGAAACAAAAGTTATTGACTATGCTAAACTAGCAACAGATTTTACAATTTTATTTGTTGAAAGAATTTCAAGTGTTGCACAAGTATATGTTTCTGAAAATCATTTATTAGTAGCAGGAGATGTTGTTGATATAACTTGCGGTAGTAATACAACATTTAACGGAACATTTATTCAAGTATTAGATGTTCCAACTCCTACGTCATTTACCTATGCCAATATAGGATTGGATGTAGCAGTAGAACCTGCAAACGGAACTGTTCGTTTGAATCCTATTATTGATGATGATATTATTCCAAACATTCGAGCAGTTGCTGATTATACCAACTTCTTATTGCAAGCGGTTGCTATTAACAAAATTCAAGAAAACGATACCAAAGTACAAACTCGAGATTTAAGTACTTCTGGTGTAAGTGAGATAATTTTTGATGTAGACGGTTCTCAAAGAGCAGTTATCAACAACAGCGGTTTAAATGTAGATAATATTAATATAAGAAACAACGCAATTACAAACTTTTCAAACGACAATTTGTTAATCAACAGCGTTCTAAATATTGCAAATAGAACAGGAACACCAACTACTCCTATTGGTTATGTAAAAGTTTTTTCTAGAAACACTCCGGGCACTGGCGGTACTGGATTGTATTTTACAAATACTATTGGAACTACAGACGAGTTGATTAGTAAAACAAAAGCGTTACTTTACTCATTAATATTATAAGGATAAAAAATGGCAATTTTAAGTACAACATTAACTAATACACCGATAGCTATTAGTCCTAATTTAAGTACAGACGCGGCTGTAACTGTAATGCTTTTTTGTAATTTAAACAGTCCAGATCCGTTGGATCCTACAGCAGGAAAACAATTTATTGACATATATGCTGTTGCAAGTGGTAGCACTCCAACAAATTTAAATAAAATTGCAAATCAAATTCCTATAGATGCCGGAGACACTTTTACTTTTAGTACTGAACGATTAGTGTTAGGACCAAATGATATCATTCATGCTTCAGCATCTGCACTAAATTCAGTTAGTGTTACAATTAGCTATGTAGTGATCTAAAAATATGAAATACCTTCGCAGACAAAATTTAAACGTAAACAATGTTTTAGACAACACCGTTTTACAAGGTGCCGACGGAAACATTGAATTAAATCCAACCCAAAAAGTTACTATCAACGGTGACTTAAATTTTGGTCCTGGATTTGCTATACCTGGGACCGAAGTTACAAATGTAATGTATGTAACATTAGACGGTGACGATAATAACGATGGGTTCGGTGAAGGACCTAATCAAGCTAAAAGAACATTAAAATCAGCGTTAGAAGCTGCTGAACAAGACACTACTATTTTTGTTCGTAGCGGAGAATACTACGAAGATAATCCTTTAAGAGTTCCTCCAAAAGTTAGTATTATTGGAGACAATTTAAGAAATGTTATCATTCGTCCATTAAATGGTCCAAAATCTGCCAACGTAACATTTGTTGAAAAAACTGATGAAATTGTTACAATAACAACAGAATCGCCTCACGGACTAGTTGTAGGAGATCGATTAAGAGTTAGAGTGCAATTAGGATCAATTATAAATGCAACTAGTATAATTCCAGGAAACAGATATAGAGTTTTAACAGTAGGAGATACTGATTTTGTTGCAATAGGATCTAAAGCAAATCAAATTGGAGACATTTTTAAAGCAACTGATGTTGGTACTGGAACTGGAACAGTACAGTGGGTTGAAGTAGACGATGACGATGTAAACATATTAGAAGTTCCGTCAACAACAACAATAACATATCGACAAGTAGGAAGTGATGTTGTAGGTATATCAGCTGTAGGAAAGATAAAATGGGCTCCTGATTTATTTTTAGTAAACAGTAGAGTCTATCTAGCTAACATGGTTTTTAAAGGACTAGCAGCACCAGCTTACTGTTTAAACATTGACGATGACGCGATAGTTGACACAAGTCCTTATATTCAAAATTGTAGTAATATCAATGGGCCTTGGTTAAAGAACGGTGAAGAGTGGTTACCGTTTCAAACTACACAGCCGGATCTTAATGGAAATCCTATTAAAGGACCAAGGCCTTTAGTAGATAATGAAGTAGATCCTACGCAATTAGCAGTTTACGGTATCGATACTGAAGGTGCAGGCGGCGGCATGTTGATTGACGGCGATCGTTATAGTAGCGAAAGTCCGATCAAATCTATGGTTGCAGATGCGTTCACTCAAGTAGCACAAGGAGCTATCGGATTCCATATTACCAACTTTGGTTATATGCAGTTGGTTTCATGTTTTTCAGTATTTTGTAAAAAAGGATTCTATACAACTAGAGGCGGATATCTATCAATAAGTAACTCTGTTATTGACTTTGGTGACGAAGGATTTGTTGCAGACGGTTACTATCCTGACCCTTATGGTTCAGGATTAGTAACACAAGATTATTATGGAAGTGTAATTTCAACTACAGTAAGTTTTGCAGGCTCTGGCTATACTGGAATTCCTACGGTCTATATTGAGCCTCCTACTTCACCAGGTGGAATTCAAGCTGAAGCAACTGCAAGTATTGATCCTATACTAGGAATTGTCAATGCTATTAATATAGAAAATGAAGGAAGCGGATACGATTTTACTCCTGCGTTAACTATATCAGGAGGCGGCGCATCTCAAAATGCTACTGGTTTTGCAAATTTAAGAAAAAATGAATCTATTGTAGTTTCGCAATTATCTAATAAGCCACAAGTTGGTAGTGTAATGTTTTTAGAAAATGATCCTATTGCATACTATGTAACACAAGTTACTGAAGATAATTTTACTTTTAAATACGATCAACAAAAATGCCGAAGAGATGTTGGAATAATTTTAGATGCAGCGTTAGCTGACGCAGTGCTTAATTCTAATTACAGAAGTACAAGTGCCGGTCTATCTTACTTAAGAAGTTATTCTAGTAAAGTTACAAGTGCTCAAAAAGCACAAACTATAGCAGGTATAAACGAAGCTAAGGCACAAGCATTAGCCTTGATAACCGACCCTGCATCTCTTGTAAGTATAGCAGCCGGATTTAATATTGTAACTTCTATAATTGAATTTGGTTCCTCAGTAGCTCCAACAATTGTTAATTTAGATCCTGTAACAAACGAACCTGGATATACCGAAGCATCAAAAATTTTACTTGCAAACAAACAATTTATTGAAGATGAAATTATATCTTGGATTAACAGCAATACTAATTTTTCTTACAACGAAGCTAAATGTAAAAGAGACGTTGAATTAATTATCAAAGCAGTGTTAAGCGACATTGTATTTGGTTCAAATTATCAAACAATAACAGCAGGACTAGCTTATTTAAGAAGTTATTCTTCAGTAGTAATAGCAAGCCAGAAGGCACAGACTGTCGCAGGATTATTAAAAGCAAGAGATATTGCTATTAGTTTAATAACAGATGTATCTGTCATTAGTGATATTACTCAACGTTTTCAAATAATTGTTGATTTAATCAACAACGGCAATCCTGGATCTGCCCCTTCTACAATAATGCCTATACCTGCAGGTGCAGACTTAGGCTATGTTAATGCATCTCAACAATTAACTGTTAACAAATCATTTATTGTTGAAGAACTTATTAGTTATATCAATGATAATTTATCACCTTTGGCTATTCCTGGATATAATGAAACAACATGCAGAAGAGATGCTGGATATTTAATTGATGCTATTAAATTTGATTTACTCTACGGTGGAAACAGTGCAACTGTAACAGCCGCAAATTCGTATATAAACGGAGCAGCCAATGTAGTAGGAAGTCAATTACCAGAACATGCTGATGTTTACGGACACCTAAAAGATTTTATTGATAACATTATTTTAGCTGATACAGCCGGTTGGACTAAATCTGTCAGTAATACTGCAACACAAAATACTAGTTCAGCTGGAGGGGGTTCAGGATTCTCAGCTTCTAAAGCTCAAGACCTTGTACAAATAATTATCGATGTTATTGATTCAAGTGTTGTCTTCAATGGATTACTTGTAGAACCAACTTATACATTGGGACAAAATTATACTTTTAAAAATGATGATAGGCTACTTATATTAGAAGATATAGAATTAATCAAATATAATACTATTCAATTTTTAAACTCTACCTATGGTAATTTTAGTTATGAAGAATCTACATGTAGAAGAGATATCAGATATATTGTAGACGCAATGTGCTATGATTTACTCTATGGCGGTAACAGTCAAACAGTAAATGCAGCATTATCGTATAAAGATGGTAGTGTAATTAGCGGAGAAATTGAAGAAACAAAAGCTGCATACGAATATTGGCAATCAATTATAGGAAAGATTTTAAAGAATCAAGTTGTTGATACAACTATAACTGGTCAAGTAACTAACTTACCAATAGGTTCCCCAATAGATCCAGAATTTCCAAGCAACTCTGCAGAAAATCTTTTACAAATAATTATAGATGTACTTGATAATGGTACAGGTTATATTCCTGTAAACCCAATTCAACCAACTTATACAAATGGTGTTGCTAGCTTGTTAGTAGAAAGAAATAACATTCTTGCTGAAACACTAGCTATTCAAGAAAGTGTTATTGATTTTCTAAATACAACATACGGTGGATCATCGAGGGTGTTTACATTTCCTCGAGTTCTGTCAGTAGAAAGCGGAGTAGAACCTAGATTTCATAATGTAAGTACAATTAGTACAGCAAGTACAGCTTTAGAATATGTAGGATCTGGTGTAACATATAACGCACTTCCATTCTTTGGCGGTGAACCAATACCTAAAAAAGAACGTGTTGAAAGAAATTACGGTAGATGCTTTACGGTTTCTAGCGATCAAATAGGTAACTATCGAGTCGGTGAATTCTTTAAGATTAATGCCCTAAGCGGAGAAATAGATTTATTTGCAGATCAACTAAACTTGTCTGGTATTTCAAGTCTTGGTCCATTTATTAGAGATGGTGTTCCTGTTGGTGTAGCAATAAGAGAAGTTAGCAACAATGCAAACTTAATTTCTTCTACTGGAAGTGCGGATCCTAATACAGTTCCTACACAACCAGCAGTTCAAACTTATGTTGAAAATAGATATCTAAACAAAGTTGCTACAGGAGCTCAAACAGTAGAAAGTGATGTTGCGTTTATTAGGGATGTTGAAATTCGCGGAGCTGATTTAAACACTGATCAACTAACATTTAATTTATTAAACACTACAGCAACAACTGTTAATGCGTTTGGCGATGCTACTACTATTGTAATTGGAGACTCTACTGGTACATTAACTATCAACAACAGCCAAGTTGTTTTAAACAGTACAACCTCTTTACAAATACCTGTAGGTGATAATAGTCAAAGACCAAGTCCTACCGCAGTAGGACAAATTAGATACAATAGCGAAACTTCTTCTTTTGAAGGATTTGGTCCAGGTGGATCATGGCGTAGTTTAGGCGGAGTTCGATCAGTTGATGGATTAACAGAAATTACTCCAGAATCTGCACCAGGTGCTAGCGATGACATTTTAAGATTTTATGTTGCTGATGTTGACAACGTTACAAGTAAATTAGTTGTAACATTAGACAACGAAAGTTTAATTATATTAAATGACACTCAATCAACAGACAAAGACACTGGTGCATTGATTGTTGAAGGAGGCGTTGGTATTGAGAAAAACTTAAATGTTGGTGCAAATTTAACAGTTGATGTAGACGCTACAGTTACTGGGGATCTAGCAGTCAATGGAGGTGATCTTACTACTACTGCTGCAACATTTAATTTAATTGATGCTAATGCAACTACTGTAAATTTTGGCGGTGATGCTACTGCTGTTAACATAGGCGCACCAACCGGGACTACCAGTGTTAAAAATAATCTTGAAATTCAAGGTACATCTTTAACTACTACGCAAACAACGTTTAATTTATTAGACACTACTACTACAACTGTAAATTTTGCAGGCGCAGGAACAGCAATTCATATTGGTTCTCCTGTCGGAACTACTACTATAAAAAATAATTTAGAAGTAGACATTAACACTACTTTAGGTTTAGACACTGACAGTTTAAATATTATTAACGGTAAACTTACTGTAAACTTAAAAGATAATGTAGCTGATATTTTTACAGTTAGGCAAGGTACTAACAACTATATTAAAATCAACACTGATGATAGTTTAGAAGTTATTACTTTTGGTGTATTGCCTAGATACGAATTTTTAAATACTACTGATACAACTAGCATAACAGTAGCAAGCACAACATTTGCTGGCGGTGTTGGTATTGCTAAAAAGTTATTTGTAGGAACTGATCTAAACGTTGCAAGTAATGCTACAATTGGCGATGCTGTAACTAATAGTCATTCGATAACAGGATCTGTATCAGTTACAGTTGCAGACGATACCTTAGCAGCATTTCAAATTAAAGAAAATTCTCTAGCATATTTTACAGTATCAACTACTAATAGCAGTGAAAATATTACATTTGAATCTACTCCTCAAATTAAGATTAATAATGTTACTGACAGCACTGACAAAGATACTGGAGCATTAGTTGTTGAAGGCGGAGTTGGAATTGAGAAAAACTTAAATGTTGGCGCAAATTTAACAGTTGATGTAGATGCTACAGTTACTGGAGATTTGGCAGTAAATGGCGGTGATTTAACTACTACTGCTACAACATTTAATTTAATTGATGCTAATGCAACTACTGTAAATTTTGCAGGAGCAGCAACTACAATTGACATAGGTGCTAGTACCGGCACATTAACTATTAATAATACACAAGTTATTTTTAATAGCACAGATAGTATTCAACTTCCTGTAGGTAATGTTGCACAAAGAGACTTAACACCAGTTCCTGGCCAAATTAGATACAATAGTGAACTTAGCAGTTTTGAAGGTTATGGTCCAGGAAATAACTGGGGAAGTTTGGGCGGAGTCAAAGATGTTGACGGAAATACATATATTATTCCTGAAACTGCACCTGCTGCTAACGAAAACATTTTATATTTTTATAATAACGCAACGCAAACGTTAACTCTTGCTGAAACTCTATTTGATCTTAAAGTAGGAGTTGATGCTGTTATTAATAGTACTACTGCATCTACTACTAAAACTACAGGAGCATTGGTTGTAGTTGGAGGAGTTGGAATAGGCGGAACAGTTAATGCCAATGAACTAACATTAACTACAGACTTAGAAGTTCAATATGGCGGCACCGGCCAAAGCACATTTACAGAAAACGGTGTTATCTATGGCAACAACGCCAGCGGTTTATTAGTAACCGCAGAAAGCAATCCTGGCTCAAATGCAACAACAAGCTACGGCATATTAACTACAGATATAAATAATGTACCAGTCTGGACAGATGTCATAGACGGTGGTAGTTATTAAGGGCGGCAAGGAAACTTGCCCTGACCCGCAGGGCGCCAAAAGGCTTGACCCAACCCTATATAGGACAGTAGAATGGCAAGTAAAATTAAACACAAACGTTCCAGTGTAGCTGGAAGAGTCCCAGTAGCCGCAGATCTAGAAGCCGGCGAACTAGCATTAAACACAAACGACGGTAAAGTTTATCTTAAAAAAGATAACGATGATATTTTAGATATTACTTCAACTATCTTTAAAAACGATTCTAACGCAACAATATCTGACACCGGCGGTAACGGTCAATTTAATGTAACTAT